AGCTTCTTGGTAGCATTTTCAATCTGGTTTTGTAACTTGTTCTTAAGTTCGTAACCTTGTTGCTCGGCAGTCTTCTCGGAGTAGCCCGCCTTGATCGCAGATTGAGTAGCGTTGCCCGTCTGGCTAAAGTACTCAATAAACATTTTTTGTTTGTCTGTAAGGCTTTGTGACATATTTGACACATTATAAACTAAAGCTTTTTTTTATGCAAATTGTTATTTTGTGGGTTGACACTTATTTTATAATAATTTAATTATTAACTTATGTTAATTAAAATAGGAGAGAAAACATGAGCAATATGGTTAAATATATAACTAAACAATCACCAACTTTAACGCTTAAAGAGGCTCAAGAGTGGTGTGGTGGATACGTTGAGATGGTTAAATTAAATAATGGTCGTAGGATTTTAGTTGATGAAGATGCTAAATTTAAAACGCCTAGACCGCCAATCAATGAGGATGCTTCGGAAATTGTGAACAAGTCTGGCACTTATGTTTGGATGATTGATATACTTGGTAAAGCTATCGTTCTTGAAAAAGGTGTAAGAAAGGGAGGATGGTAATGGAGTATTTTTTATTGGCTCTAATTTGTTCCCTTATAATCGTTAGATTATGGGGGGATGAATAATGGATATTTGTCACAAGTGTGGTGAGGATTTAAAATTAAATTCAGATCATTTTTTATCTTGCGATAATGGTGATTGTGAAAAATCTAAACCTAATCAATTTGACCCTATTGGTCACCTTGAGCAACAAAACTTAATCAATCAACAAATGGATAATACATAATGAATGTTTATTTAGCAGCAATAGCATTTGCGCTTTGTTTTGCGCTTATGTTTTTAGGAATAATTATAGCCATACATTTAAGCGTGTGGCTTGGTCTATCATTAACAGCAGTAGCAGGGATTAAATTTTGGTCTTATCTACCGCAATTAAACTAGGAGAATATATGTCACATCAAATCAATCATATGAGATTAAATGGAGAGAATAAGCACTATTGGGCAAATCAGTTGAAAGAATTTGCTGATTTTTTTGTAGGTAAGTTGTGGGGTTCAAGTCATCCCAGAATTATCACAGAAATACAATTTGGAAAACAAGATATAAGAGGCGGTTTTAGTATTTCCCTTGTAGATGAAAAACATTGTATTCCCAGACAGAAACATTTTCAAAGCAAAGACGCATTGCTTGGCTTTGTTGAAGGTTGGAATATGTCGGAAAATAATAACATTAATAATTTTTATTAAACTAGGAGGAATATGAATTGGGCAGAATATATAAAACAAGCGATTGAGGCAGGGCTTAACAGCCCTACGCCTTATAAGGTCATCCCGTATAAGAATGGGATAGGTATTAAAAAAATAGTATTAATCAATAAATCAAACTAGGAGGAAAAATGGGATATACTAACTACTTTACACAACCGACAGATTTTACCGCAGATGAGTGGGTTGCTGTTATGAATGAGGCAGAATACTTAAACACTTTTGATTTTATTACTGTTGGAGTTTTTAAAGATGAGATTATTATTAATGGAGGTGGATCAATGTCATCATTTCATAATAATGGTACTTGTGAAACTTTATCATTGATGAAAAAAGCTAAAACTGTACCAGACTACGAGGGGCAGGATTTGGAAACTCATTACTGTAAAACTAGAAATTTGCCATATGATTTAGCTGTTTGGCATTTACTTACATTTTGCCAAATGATTAAAAAAGACTTTGAATGTAGTCGTGATGCTTGGTCTTGGAAAAAAAACCCACAGCCCGCAGATGAGCCATTATCTGTAAAGTTTAAACACAACGATCAAGTTGAGGATAATAAATTACCTATGTCAGATATTAAATATTATGAGATGTTTGATGAGGATAATGAGGATAAGAGTATAACAACTTGGGTAAGGTTTAAAATTAAAAAAGGTAGCAAATGTAAAGCGTCTGGTTTTATTACCGCTACTGAAAACATTTTAAACTTATCTCAAGTAAAAGATAATTTAGTTAGGAACTCGTAACAATGATTAGCAGGTATATAAAAGCCACAGGTCTGTTTATGTTTTTCTTTGGGATAGTTTTAGCAGTTTATGTTGATGCTGTTCTTGGGATTTTCTGTGCAGCTTGTGGCGGAATGATATTTCATAACCAATATAATAAGGAGGACTAATGGTAAATCATTTAATAGTAGTTAGACTTAACAATGTTCATAAAGATGAACAGAAAACTTTAAAAACATATCTTGAAAATAATTGTTGGGATTGGAATGAAATAACTAATGAAACATTTAAACAATCAATAGTTGTTGATGATAACAATATTCCACAATCAATAAAAGAAGGAGGTAAATAATGGCTATAGACTTTGACGCATTGGATTTAGTAAGAAGTAAAAACAAAGCTAAAATGCATGAAAAAAGAAAAGCAATGAGTAAAAAACCAGAAGGTTGGGCAGTTGTTGTGACTTGGGAAAGAGAAGATAAAACTTGGTACACAGAAACTATAACTGATCTTCCAGAAACTATATCAATTGATATACATGATTGGTTAGATAAAAGAGCAAAGGAGGAAAATGCCGAAATACAAAGTTAATATTAGTTTTGATGAGCAAATAATAACAGCAGACAGCGAGGATGAGGCTCAAGATATTGCAGTTGAAAAAGCTGATTTTGGTTGGGCAGATATAGAGGTTGACGAAATAACAAAGGAGGAAAAATGATAATACTTGGTAAAACTAAAGACGAATGGAAAAAGTTAGCTTACAGTAATGCTGACTATTTAATTTGTTTTGTTCTTGGTCTTATATTAGGTCTATTGATCTAATTAAAACATGATTAAGGGTGTTCATACATTTCTTTGTAGGATACCCTTAATTTTTTATATCTCTCTTTTAATCTCTTGTACTTATCTTCCAATTTATAATACTTTTCTTTAATACTATTTTTTACCTTAATTGATGTTGCTTTGGATTGTTTAAGTTGGTCTAATCTTAACGTAGCTTCAAGTAATAAATTCTTACCTACCTTGTCTGTTGTATTTCTTGAAATCTCGTTGCTCGGACTTATTTTTTGATTTTTTATGGACACGAGGCCTCTTTCTATGTTGCGGTCTAGGTGTAAAATTACTAAAGTTTTGTTTTGCCATTGTTTGTTTCTAAAACCTTTAAATCTATTATTTGCTTTAAAGTGTCTATTTCCTTATCTTTAATATCAATTTCTTCCTTATATGATTTAGTCATAGTTTGCAATGCATCTAATAAAAATTTAACTTGTTGCATACCGATAAGCTTTACAGTTAAGAATAACTTGGTTTCTTGCTTATTCATTTTTACAGACATCCTACCATTATCAATAACAGTAAAACCGTTTGTTACCATTGCGTTGTCAAACTTACTAATCCAATCAATACCGTCAATATTTAACATAGCATCAACTTTGTTAGCATCATGTTCATTTAATACTTTGTACAATTGATTTATCATTTCTTCTCCTTTTTTAATTATAGTTTTATTATCCATTGGACTTTACCATAGTTAAGGTTTCATTCAATAGTTCTTTTTGAGTTCCCCATTTTTCTGTAAATGATTTAGGACTATAATGATAAGCGTCAACACCTTGCCTATGGTGTCTTGGACATAACGGTATAACCTCAAAGCTACTACCCTTACGACCTATACCTGTCATATCTTTAATATGATGTAATTCAGCAGGGCTATCAGGAAATCCCATTTTGCTACAAATCAAACAACCTAGACCTGCAACTCTAGACATATGTTCTTTACTTTTTGTACGTGTTGTAGCTGTATTCTTTTTCATAAAATTTTCTTGAACTTATAAATGTAAGTTTCTTAATGTTCTTTGTAGGTATAATCATTTGATCCCCTACATCTTGGCCTGTAAATGACATGGAGAATGTATGATAGTCTTTATTATAAGTTATGAGATAACCTTCTGTAAAACACATGGAAGGTTGATCTTTGACAGCTTCACGTCTATCTTTCCATTCACAAGCACCTGTCGCATCTTCCCACCAACACTCATAACGATCATATTGATATAATATAGTTTCTTGTACTTTTTTCTTTTTAGCCATTCTTATTTAATCCGTATGCTTTTGCTTCTCTCATTTGATTAATCATTTTTGTTTTCCATGTTTCAAAATTAATTTCAATCATTTTCTTTTCCCAATTCCATTTAGCTTCT